CAATTGAGACCCCGTTAAAATACCATTGATAGGTCAGAGAGCCCGCCCCAGTGGCCGCCACCGTGAAAGTAACCGACGTGGTGGTGGCGACTGTCTGGCCTCCTGGCTGCGAGGTAATCTGCGGAGGTGGCGTGATAGGCGGGGGAGGGGCAGCGATCGGCCCAATGGTCACCCAGGTAGTCCCAGACCAAACCTGCAACTGCTGAACATCAGTGGCGAAATAAAAGTAGGGTGCCTGCGGGTTGACGGGCTGCTGGGAAGTGGGACCTATGCCAAAGGGGAATGGTTGGACAGGAGAGTAGGTAGTCCAGGTGGAACCAGTCCACTGCACCAACACCCCCAACGTTGTGTCCGAGTAAAGAAAACCATCGACTGGCCCTACTGGACGTTGGGAACTCGGCCCCCACCCAAACGCATAGGATAGTTGGGACGGGGCTTCAGTCTGGAGAAATGCTAGCCCTGGGACGGGAGGCATAGGGGATTAGGCCTCAGGGTTGGGCAGTTCATCCTCGCGCTCTGCACCAGGACGCACAGGCATGGGGCGGCGTTCGGTGCGGGGCTCCTCGCCAACGGGCTCTTCAATGGCGGGCTCTTCCCTACCTGCGGGTGCATCTGGGTCAGGGAGTTCATCCTCGACATAGGCGGGCTCCTTGGCCTTTGGCTCCTCTTCGGGCATCTCGTCCTTGGACACCCCTGGCGGCGGCAGGCGCTCCAAGTACCAACTCAGGGCGGCACGGATCTCATCAATCTCCGCCCCCATACCCTCCTTGGTCAGGTTGTAGATGGCCTGGATCTCAGCATAGGATGCCTTAATGGAGTAGACGGAATACTGATTATTGTCCTTGGTGCAGATCATTGAGGTAAAATTTAAGGGTTGATGGGCTTACCAATAACTAGGCCGAATAGGCATAACCATCCGCTGCTTGAATTTTGGTGCAAAACCGGTGGCCTATTCCACCCGCCTTCCCTCTCTTCATTTGAATGTCAAAGGATCCTGTTGCACGTACCGCAACTCTCCCTACATGAGTGCCTTGATGAACACCTTTAGGCACTACTGCTCTGACAATATCCCCGGTTTTGAAGCCAAAGTGAGATTTGCTGGGCGAGAGATAGCCCCGAGGAAAACCAAAGGCATTTAACCGAGTCCGTTTCCGGCTACCCCTCCCCATCGCACTTATGCCCAAAGGCACACGGCCAGTACCAAACAACTTGTCTACAACACCAACACATGCAGCATCAACCGCGTGGGTTTTTAACAACCCAAACTTAACACGATTCAACTTTGTGCCAAAGCCACTTCCTTGCTCCACAATCAATCCCTTAGACTCCAACATATTAACCATGGAAAATCTAGTTGAGTTGAGGGCTGAAGCACCCGCCAATGAAACCTTAATGCTGGACATAATGCGCATCAACCTGTCGGGGTCGTTGGCAAGAAATTGGCGTACATCTTGATCCCCTTTAGCCGTGTTACAGCGCACGCAGGCTAAGGTAAGATTGCTTTCACGATCAGATCCACCTCTCGCTCTTGGGACAATGTGTTCAATCTGGAGTAAGACCCCACTCTTACCACAATATGCACACTGGTGCCCCCACTTCTCTTGGAGGTATTCACGTATCTCTGCCCCCCACAAAGGCCCGCGCTGATAATCAACACCGTTAACCTCTGGATTTTGAAGGCGATGGGTGTCAAACTTCACCGTCTCCACCGCCACCGCAGAGATGGGAGCGAAGGCTCTCAACCGATTAACCCAACTGGACGTGGTTTCAAGAAGGTGGCGGGTGGATGGGGGTAGCCAACCTTCTTTTTTGTTGCCACGATTCACATGCCGATCGGCCCTGTAGCGACCATTTCTACTGTGGCGTCCACGCCGCATGGCTTTGCGCTGACTGAGCAACTCGTGTATTCTTGCCCTGCGGTGTGTGAGTTCTGCCGTAAATAGAACATGTTGAACTTGGTTATGAATCCGAACAATTGCTAACCCTGTAACTGTGGATCCTGGATCAATCTTTAAGGCAGTTGGTTGCGTTATGTGGGTAGACTTGCGTTTAAGGCGGATGACAAAAGGAAATCGGCGATGAATCACCGCTTCCTTGTTTTTCAGTAGTTGCCTAGCTCGCGCAGGCGTGCAAGGCATAAGCGGTTTGTGACTGACACTGAGCACAAACACGCGGTTTTGTAGCTTACGCTTTATGGACTCAGTAGCTGCACTTGCAGCGACCGGTAACAGGAGCTTTGTGGCTCCACTCACCTCGACTATGTTGCCAACCAGCTTGTGACTTTTGTCACCATCCCCACCCGTTTCGATGCGATCCCGCGCTGGGTCTGCAGTAGGGGTTTCCAGAATCTGGGGCTGGTGAAGCACCCCAGAGTAGGTCTCTGACTTATTGGCAACGTAGCAGCGGGTTAATTCGCTGCTTGGTCTGGTAAACGTGGACCCGCCAAGCCCGTTAGAGCCCGATGAGTCCGAACTCAGAGTCCGGGATAGTTTACCCTTTACGCACAGCATGTCATCTTAACTAGAACAGTTCTATTTTGAGGTGCAGATTGTTACTTTCAGTCACCCAGTCCAGATCCAGAACGCCAAAACGGCTGGCACAGATGTGTTCCGCGGCGATGCCCAAGTGCCCTACATCTTCTCCCTCTACCAGATGGAGTTAATCAACCGCAAGGAGGCGGAAGGAAAAAAGATGGTGGTGCTCAACAGCATGCTAGCTCCGAGGTTACCCCCTTTTGTGGTGCGTCCCACTGGAGGGCGTGGGGAGTCTGTCCTATTCCACACGGGTGCAGGCGGTTATGGTGACCAGATCATGGCTTGGCCTGCTGCTAAGCTCCTCCATGACATGGGCTACGCCGTGCATATCCTGTCCGAACCCGGCAACAACCACCTCTGGACATGGTTCCCCTGGGTACACTCCGTCAAAGTGCTGCCCATTCCAGCCAGCGAACTCTTGGAATTCGACCACTTGGCCATCTACCCCTATGTCACCAATGTGGACGAACATCCAGGGCAACCCCACCCGACAGACCACCTCCTGCGTCTAATGGGGGTCATCCCCGAGACTGTTCCCGTCGAGAGGAAGCGGGTATGCCCTCCGCTATCCATGCGACAGCAGGCTCTTGCCCTAGCCTACCCCCATCCCTTGGGTGTGATCCAACTGGCAGGCAGCAACCTGCTAAGGCGACCAGCGCCAGCGAGGGTGGCATCTCTCCTTCGATCTCTCCTGGATGCCATCCCTGAGATGACGTGGGTGGTGCTGCATGATGACAACGGGGAGCACATGCAGGCTGCTAGGACGGTCCAGGATCCTCGCCTCAAAATAGGTGTCAACCTGCCTTTCGATGAACTGGTTGGCCTTGTGTCGGCGGCTGACATAGCTGTGGGTCCAGACTCTTTCCTAGCCCATTTGCGGGGTGCCTTGGGTCTGCCTGGCATTGTGATCTTCGGAACCCACGAGCCAGCCCTGCGAACCCACTACTATCCAGACATTGTCCCGATATGGGAACGGAATGCCTGCTCCAGTTCGCCTTGCTTGGCATTTCGTCGGGAATTTCCAGTCTTCCTTTGCCCCCCGAGCCAGGGTCCTCGTACCGAATGCGCAGTCCTGGCAGCTGGGTATGACAAGCTGGTAGCTTCGGTTGTTGACCTCTGGAAAAAGCTGCAGCCCTGAATTTTTGTTTACAGGGTTCGCTGAAACTGCCAAGTTCACTGGGTGATAAAAATTCGAGAGTCTTCCCGCTACCTGCGCTTGACTGGCTCACCAGAGGAACTGGGCCTTGTTGTGCAGCACATGCGGTTCCGTCCGCCCGACTACTGGAGATCCCCAGCCTACCAGATTTTTAAGGAGACAGAGGGAAAGCGAGGTTGGGATGGGTATCGTAACCTGGCCAGACTCCAGAGAGACGGGTCTGTGGAACTGAACCGCGGGCACCGAGATGCCCTCCTGGAGATGGAAAACTTGGACATGGTCCAGTTCGACAGGTCAGGTCTGATCTCGAGCCCCTTCGCTGGCATCATTGAGGATGACTTGCCAGATGACTTGCTGCCTGGGGCAGACTTCGCTCTCGACCAACACCAGAGGACTGCTGTGGTGGCGTTGCTTGAGCATGGAATCGGGTGCATCCGAGCAACTGTCAGCGCGGGCAAGACTGCCATCTGTCTGTCCACCGCTGCGCTGATCAAACGCAAGCACCCAAAGGCTCGCATCCTCTACATTGTGCCGACTGAGCGGCTTGCCGCCCAGGTATATGGGGAGGTCAAAAAGCTGCTCCCCTCCTGGAATGTCTCCCAACTTGGCGGCGGCAAAAAGGACCAGACTGGCACAGACATTGTGGTCGCCATTGATGCGAGCCTTCGCAAGCATCTTAAACGCCTATCCCTATCTGGATGGTTCAACACCTTCATGTGCGTGATGGTAGACGAATGTCATCACGCCGCAGCAAAAGGGTATCAAAACATTTTGGCAGAAATACCTGCCTTCTACCGTTTTGGGTTGTCCGACTCCCTGAAAAATGAACGCGAGAAAGACATCGCAGCCATGATCGCCATCCGTGGGCTCCTCGGCCCCGAGCGCAGTTCCATATCCTCTGGACCCTTGATTGAAATGGGGAGGATAGCCACGCCCTACATCTATGTGGTTGAGGTGCCCGAATGGAGAGGGAAGTTCGACCACCTATCCAACCAAGCAGCCATAGGCAGTCCGGCCTGGGCATTGATCAACAGCGAGTGGAAAAAGGGGACTTACGTTGGGCCAGCTACAGGAAGCACCGAGGATCCAGATGACGAGGAGCAAGCCATCGGCTGGCAAGTTTTGGAAATTGAGGGCCAACAGGTGGAAGTAGCTTCCAGGTGGTGCCTGCTTGATCGAGCCTACGACAGGGGCATCATCCGGTTCCGAGAACGCAACGACATGATTGTTCGATTTGCCATGGACCACCATCGCCGCGGTCTGTCACCCCAGCTGGTGGTTGCAACGCGGACAACCCATGTCCACATCCTCCATGCCATGCTGGAAAAAGCTGGCCTACCTGTGCAGATGCTTACGGGAGAGAGTTCGCCAAAAGATCGCGACGAGACCTTCCATTGGTTGAAAACAAAGCCAGGAGCCGTCCTCGTAGGTTCCATCATGCGCGAGGGTGTTTCCATCCCAGAGTTGCGGGCTGGCATTGTTGCGGACGCCATTATCGGCCCAGACAGCGCCCGACAAGTGATAGGGAGAATGATGCGGAAAAAGACATCTGGGGACAACCACGCACATGTTGTCCTATTCCATGACCTGCAAGTGAAGAGCCTGCGATCGGGGGGACGCAGACTGCTCGAGGAGTTGGAGACTTTGCGGGGGTACAGATTCTGTAAGTGCTCAAGTCCAGAGCATCTGGGGCTGTGGTACGAGCCCGCGAATTTGAATTAGCTTTTGGCCCGCTGTTCTTGTGGGGTGCGACACTCTTCCATAAGCCACCGCGCCTGAGGGCCCTCTTTAGCGGGGCTCCCGTGCCATCGGCACTCTACTCCTGAGTCGCATACCATAGCCACACGAGGTCGCTCCTCGTGTGGCACCCTTTCATCTTCCGATCCACAGTACGCCCTCCCACCCGGCGGAGTCGTCGAACCAGGCCACGCCAGCCCCGACGCTCACAACGCCTTCCATCCTGGGCGGAAACTCATTATTCAACAGCTACCATGTCAGACCCTTAAGGCGCATGGCAAAAGCTACTGCTTACGATTAACCAAGCATCGGGTCGCGGGTCACTCCGCCGATGCAAGGACGCGGGGTTCTACGCCCCGCAGATGCGCCTCCGCCCCCACATGCACCCGCCCTCACACGCGGGTAGCGCGCCCGAGATAGGGTGGCGGTGCGCCTAGACACCGCCCCGTAGCGCGAACCTTGGTGTCTTTATTTTGGGCCAGTTATGGCATGCCAGTACGAGACGACATCACGAGGGAGCACATTCCAGCCTCTGCCAAACGGTATGCCAGGATGTCTGGCCCAAGCGGGATAAACGGCAATGACAAGCTGAATCTGTACAACCAGATGCAGGCTGATCTAGTGCACACCTCAGTGAAGGCTCCATTCAGGCCTCGCAATGTGGCCCGCACTCCTGGTGGCAAACGATTGGAAGCATCTGTAGGAAAGTTTGTGCAGGACTTGCTTGCAGGGTAAGGCATTCTTCTGGGTGGATGGCCAAACCCGACAGACGCAAGAGACGCCTTGCCAATCTCAACACAGATCCGACAGCCATCCGCCATCGTCACCATAGGCGTGAGAAATTGGCACCCATCGCTCGGACAATAGGCCAGGAACCCAATTACAGTGACATGGACGAGGAGTACGCCCTGCTGCACGCGATCTATCGCCAGGGCAAGGAGGGCATACCCTACTGGGATGTTGTGAACCTCCTGACAACCCAGAAAGGGATAACCTACTGGAAGGAAGTGTGGCCAGATAGGCGGAGGCAGATGGCTATAAGGCAGAGGCTCCTGAATGAGGGAAAGATACGACGCTGCTACAGACTGAATGAAATACCTGTCAACCTACTGCTCCTTACTCCTCGAGGCATGGACAGACTCTGGGAACTAACTGGGGCTACCCCCAGAAGTCCTGGATTCAGCTGGATAACCTAAGAAGTCAGCCCGTTGCAGTAGACCTGGCGAAGAGTGGCAAGCTCAGTCTCTCCAACATCCAGCCGAATTGCTTGGTTGGTTGGAGCCGACAAGGCCACCGTTACTCCTGTGAGTCCCAAGGCTGCTACAACTTGTGTGGCGGACACAGGTGTGGATGCCGTAGCCAGGGTTGGTGTTGTGGCGTACATGGGAGCCCCCACAGCAAGCCCCAGCGACCAAGCCCGCAATGCTGCCCGAACTGTCTGCCTGAGTGCGGCTGAGTCCTGTCCTGCGTAGGACACGTAAATATCGGTCGGGCGTTCTGCTGTGTAGACCTGCGCAGGCTGGAGATAGATGTTCAGGGTCTGTGTGATGCCGATGACAAAGAGACTCACCTGGCCGGTTGCGAGATTGATCCTGCTGTCCTTGGTTGGGTCGATGCCTGTTCCTGCCAAAGTGGCAAAGCCTGCGGTGACATCCGGCCCGATTGAGATAGGCACCCCGCCGTAGGTGCCAGACAGTGCCCAGGCTGCCCCAGGGGCGAAGGGAAGCTGTCCTGTGACCGAACCATCCTCCTCGGATTCCAACTCGAGCGCAAAGGCTGTTGTTGCATTTGGGGCAACCAGCACCGTATCCAAGCTCTGCGGGTACACATCCGACTGGGGAGTGGCAAGGGTGGCGCTGGCAACGCCAGGTGCTGCCAAAATTGCGGATATCAAATCTGAGTAGGATGCGGGTGTGCCTGGGACAAGGGCATCCACATAGGCATCCACGGCCGACTCCACGGCATCCGACACATCCCCTGGACTGCTCCCCGAGGCTGCAAGCACCCGTGCTGCAAGTGGCAGAGGCTGGGATGTGCCATCGGCAAGGAGGACTTGATCGGTACCTACTGCAACCGTCTGGAGATAGGCTAGGAGAGCGATTTTTAGCGGCCCCTCGACAGGCACCAAACCTCCCGAGGAAGAGGATGTCCAGGCATAGACAAGTACCAGATTCCCTTCCACAAGGGTGTTGCCTCCGCGAGGCGAAGCTCTGGCGAATTTCACGCTGCCTGTCGGCCCGCTGTACTGCCCAGCAAGGGTCTGGTAATCGTTGGTGGTGACCGCCCGGTTGCCTGTCTGTGTGGATGCTGGGATGGCAAGGCGTGCACTTTCCAAAGACTCGGCATCCGCCCCGCCCGTGGCAGGCTGTTGGTTGACAAGTGCCAGTTGGTACTGCGAACCCGTCAAGGTGCCTGTTACGGATACTGAGGCGTTGATGGCTCCCGATGCCACGTTCCCTGCCAATCCCCCTCCGACTCGGTAGGAGATGACCAATGTGGATCCTGCTGGCAGAAGAGCCCCCCGCACGCCGTCGCCAAAGCGCACCACTGTATGTCCTGTGGAAGGAACGGTGACCGTGTCGAATATCTGGTCCAACCCGCCCGCAAGGCCCAAGCCAGCGATTTCGGTCCATGCCACCCCATTCACGGTCACATTGACTGTCCCATCAATGACAGGGGAAGCTGCCAGAGAGATCAACAGGTTTGTTGTTTGCGCGGGGGCGACTTGGGTTGTGGTGTACGTCTGTCCCTGCACCAAGGCGACACGCCTCTCGTAAACCAAGGTAACCAATGGACCCGAGGCTCCAGTCCAAGCATCCACAAGTTCCAACTGATTCAAAGTGCCAGCCTGGTCAGTGTCGATCGACAGTATCTGTGCGGAAGTACCGTCCGAAGCGACCAGCCACTGCCCAGCCGAGATGTAGGTGGTCAGGTTGACCGTTGTGTCCAGACATGTCACAACAGAGTTCCCTGGCGTGTAAACCAGCAAGGTTGCCAGCGCCCTTGGAGAGGTGCTGTTGGGGTTAAAGGTGGCAACCAGAGACTGGGGATACAGTTGACCCGCTGGGATAGTGTATGCTGTCAACACCTCAAAGTTCTGGCTCGGAGATCCCGTCTTCGCAGGGGTGCCTACCGTCAGGGTGACTGGCTCTGTCAGGGGACTGGTGAGCCCAGCAGCGCACAGGACAGTGGAGGGGGCTGGGTTTGCGACACGGTACAGTGTCAAGTTACCCAAGCGCACCGCCGACTCCCGCAACCGCATGGTTGGAATGAAGTTCTCGCCTGCGATAAAATTCTGGGTGTAGGCTCCATTCGCCGTGCTCCACGCCATCAGATCCAGGAACAGAGTGCCGAAGTCGCCGCGGACAAAGTCGTTCCAATTGCCAGGGTATCGTGTGCGGATGCGCTGGATAAGGGCACTCTCTGCGCTGGCGAAGTCCTGCGAGAGGTAAGTCAGACCGTTGGTGTTTGCCGATGGGTTGGGCATAGCGAATTAGCTACCCTAACTGCGATGGCTGGGAGGGTCGGTTTCGGGTGATGTTCTACTTACTATGTGACCCCAGTCTACACCCTCATCATCAACGGTCGAGTGCTCTGCTGCGTATCCTGCGCGACAGTGCCCCCGATCCCGCTGGCTAGGTTGGATGCAGGGTGGCTGAGGAGACTGATCCAAGAGAGCCTGGATGCCTACTTGGTGGCTGCATAAGGGGCATGCAGTTACGTTGTGCCCACGCGCCCGTCCATCGATTCCCGTTCGAATGCCCAGGATGAAATGCCATCCAGGCAGGATGCCTTCTTGACGGGGCTGACTCTGGCGTTGTGCCAATCCTCCCCCACTCTCTACGCCTATCTGCGGGACTCCCAGATGGACAAGGAAGGCAACCTCTGGCTCATCTTCTACAACCTTCCAGATGACATCCTGGCCGACCTTTCTGGGATCATCAACGTGAAGGATCAAGCAGCTTGGCGGTTTCAGCAGCACAGTGTCCTGCACACGGCCCTAAGGCTCCGCCCAAGCGAGGAAGAAATGGAGAAATTGGGGAATTGCTATAACACAGCGGCGTAAGTTCTAACGCAGTTAAACCAAGCACATGCGGACAGTTCAACTTCCCTATCTCTCCTCTGCAGAGGCTTCTTGCGCTTGAGGCTAGCCTGCGAAGCAGAAAAGTGTAAAAACTAAATTGGACAGCCAAATCTCGAAATTGATAGGGATCCCACCCACGGAGTCTGACCCTGCGGGTCTGCTTCTCGCCTCGGTGTTGCCGAAGGAGGTGAGGGATTTCCTAAAGTCTCAGCCCGAGCATCTGGACGAGGACACCCTGCAAGTGGATGGGGTTGTCAATGGCTGCGTCACTTTCAAGGCAGATGGGTATGCCTCAGACCATGAAGCATCTGGAGTTTTCCCTGTGACAGTGCGCGGAGCCTATGCCGTTGGGAGCGGCTATGTGTGGCGCTTGGACTGAGTATCAGGCCGGAGAGGTTGCCAGAGGTTCGCGGCGGTGTGCTGGATTGGTGTAGGCCAGCTTGCCGTTGACATAGTCTACCACCAGCTTGCGAACAAACTGGCCGATGCTGTCAATTCCCTCCACCCTAGTTGTCCGCAAGTCGCGGCTCAGATGCTCGCTAGTCTCCACCGAGAGGCGGACGCTAGTAATTACCCCGTGCTTGGGGTTGGAAGTCTTTACGGTTGTGGGTTTGTCTGTAGGCATGGTCTGATGGATAAGAGAACGGGCAATGGGGGCGGTTGTCAACACCATTGTTTACGGCACCCTAACTAGCACAAAAGGGTAAACAATCTAGGCTAACTCACGGCAGCGGGATTCCTAGACTATTCTCTCGCAGTTACACCAGCGTGGCATCCACATCCATAAACCAACTCCTTAAGGTACTCGGTGTCGTAGGCGGCGGCGTAACCAGAGATACCCTGGCTCCCATGCTGCGTGGGCCAGAGGCTACCTTCGCCGCGCAAAAGGCTTGGGATCAGGCAGGTGTGGTTCAGAACCCCGAGATATGGGGTGTCTATGGCAACTACATGCAGCAGCCAGAGACCCTGGACCAGCAGATGCTGCTGTGGCATGAGATGCTCTCCTGGGACTTGGTGGCGGCGGCGTTAGGGGAAATGTCCGAGGAGGCAGTCCAACCAGACTTTGTCACAGGCCATCACCTCTGGTTTGAGTGCTCGGACCAGAAGATGGAGAAGAAGTTGATGGAGATGCGGGATAGCCTTCATATTGAGGAACTATTGTTGTCCCAGGTTTGGTATGTGGCTGGGTATGGCAATGACTTCGAGCGTCTGCACTACGAGCCAGGCCAAGGGGTTATAGGGATGAGTTTTGCGCACCCGATTGATGTCCGCAGGTACTGGCTCCAGAAAAACAGAGCGTGCGTCGGGTTCCTCAACAAAAATGAAACCGCAGTGGATGGGCTGAACCAACTCACAATCAGCGGCAACACCTTCATCCGAGGCACACTTCCAGGAGGTGGATCAAATCCCAAAAACCTTTCATTCCCATGGGATTACCTCCACCTGCGCCGACTCCAAAGATCTCGTGTAAATGAGCACGGGGAGCCCATCTTCAAGGAGGCTCAAGGGGTCTACAAGAAGCTTCGATTGGCGTTGGACCAGATGGTGGTCCATCGGTTGCAGGTTCAACCTGATCGGTATGTGGTGACGGTTGACACCAAGGATCAGCCACCTGCGGAGGCCTATCGAACCGTCCAGCGGTGGAAGCAGGAGCTCCGCAAACGGTTGGCATTTGGTGCAGGCCAGAGCCAATCAAACCTTACCGTCCAGGATTTTCGGGCTCAGTATGATCCGATGGCCCTGGATACCACCCTGTTCCTGCCCCAGCCCCGAGACTCCCATCACGCAATCGACAAGATGCAGGGAACCCCACAGGTTCCCGATGTGTTCGATATCGAACTCTTGATGGATCTTTTCTTCGCCATCATGGGCATGCCCCCATCCTGGCTTGGAAACCGCAGTGGTGGCGGTCAGGGAGAGCAAGCCCCTGCCTCTGGGAAGGCTCTCCTGGCACAGGACATGCGGTTTCTCCGCAAGACGCGGTCTGTGCGGAAGCCTCTCGTTGATGGCTACACTTGGCTGGGTTACCTCCACCTCCTCCTGAGCAACGAGGATGTGAGCCAACTGCAGATCACCACGAGAATGAGTGACATATCCAGTTTGGAGGACCAGATGCGGCTGGAACTCCTGAATGCCCAGGTGGACCTGCTGGATCGGCTCGGCTCGGCTCTCGGTCAAATTGGCGTACCCGCCCATATCCTGGTTGACCTGGTGTTTCGCCGGTACATGCGGTTGCCAGACGACGTGGTCAATGCGGTCATCACCGCCCTGCCGCAAGAGAACCCAAACCCACAGCAGGAGTCTGTTTCAGACAAGGCGGTCAAGAGGATACATGAGTTTGTGTCCAGCGAGACGCACCTCACAGGTCAGATACGCAAGCTAGTCGAAGTCCTCCATCAGGGGGATAGGCAGATGCGTGACTTCCTCAACAAGCGTCTACGGATTGAAGCGATGGATAGACTCCCCATCACCAAGAGCGTAAAACTGCTGACCGAGGCTCGTGCAGCCATGGCGGATGCTAAGTCCACAACTGTGCTAGTGGAACAGAATTTTGGGGACTATGGAACCACACTCCCCAAGTCTCCCATACCTGCTTCGGCCGGCAATCCAGCATGGCGTGGATTTTATGGAGGCTAGTTGATGATTTCGATCTCCAACGCCGCAATAACAACCTCGGTGGTCAACAACCGTTCGGTGGCAACCTTGACTGCCACCGTGACAGAGAGTGTGCTCCCCAATGTTGTGGCAGCCATCAGTTGGGGAGATGGGCAGGTGGCCACTGTAGGCCCAGCCGCAAGCCCCCAGACATTCACCCTGACACATGCCTACGCAAGTCCTGGCACCTATTCAATCACAGTTGTAGCGGCAAATTTAGCCAGTCCCGTCCCCGCCTCTGTCAGCTGGTCGGGTACCGCCGTGTTTGGAAACCCAGGGTATACCCCGACAGCGGCGGCAAGCACTCCCGCCTACATTGGACCCATCATGCCCCGCACGGATGGTTACCCATCCCCATCCACTTGGAACTGGCAGTTTGGCACCGATAACGCCTTGCTGGTCAGTTCACTGACTCTCCTGCTCTCCACGGCGAAGGGGGAGCGGCTCATGGATCCCAACTTTGGCACCAACCTTCGCCAACTGGTATTCAGTCTCCAGGGGCCGATTGTGGATGATGCTGCGTTTGGAGATGTGTCGCAAGCCATTGCCACTTATGAGCCTCGTGTGGAACTTACAACCCTGCA